AATTATTATGGGGATAGGAGTAATACTTCTTTTGTTTATTGGTTGGTGGGCACTTATTCCAATAGCAGTTGGATTAGTAGTTTATTTGGTAATTAAATATTGGAAGAATATAAAGAATTTCTTTGTAAGTGTTTGGGCAAAGATAAAAGAAATTCTTTATATTCTTCCAATATTTAATTACCAAATAAACTACTAATCCAACTGCTATTGGAATAAGTGCCCACCAACCAATAAACAAAAGAAGTATTACTCCTATCCCCATAATAATTAGACCGATTCCCTCAAATTTTCCTTTAGTGATGTCATAAATTCCTTTAACGATTAAAATAATTCCTGCAAGGACTGCTACAAAAATTCCAATTATGGAAATCAATCCACTAAAAGTTATACCAAGCATACTAAATCCCATAATTCCCAAAAAGACTTGTCCTATAACCATCAAGATAGTTCCAATGACAAACCCCAAAATCACAAAAGCTCCAACAACTAATTTCAAAGTTGGTGACATATCGATAAACACATCAAGAAGTTTAAATAAAATTGGAGTTAAAAGAAGCATAATTGGTAACATAACAAGAGTCCAAGCTGCACTCAACATTTCACTCACTCCAAATAATTGCATCTGTGCTTTAACAATTCCCCCAAATGCACGACTAAGAGCCATTCCTGCGAACATAATACTTAACCATTCCATTTTGAAACGTCTCGTTTGAATCATATTTTGTCTCATAACATTTCCAAGAACCATTTGCTTACCAGTTAACTTATCAATCACTTGATTATTTTTTGTTAGCATTAGAGCATTAGTGCTAAGATGTTTGTTAAATTGCTTCACACTTAACCCAGCTATTTTTAATGCTTGTTGGAGTCCTTCTTCCCCAACAACTTCCATCTTAATTACAATATCTTCAACTGCCATTATCTTTTCCTCCCATTTTTATCTGATTGTTTCTTTTCTTCTTTTCTTTCTTTATCAATTCTTTTGATTATTTCATTAACTAAAGGGACTGGCATTTGCATAATTTCAGAATACTGTTGATGTCTTTCTTTCATTAAATCGTCGATGATTGCCACTATGTTTAGATCTGTGTCTCCTTTATTCATTAGGTTTTTAATCTTTTCCTGGAACATTTTTTGGTGTCAATCCGTTTACTTCTACTATGGCGTTTGAAATATCTTGCAAATAGGTTATACCTAAATTTGCTATCTCATCGTCTGTTGCATCTGGAACTGCTTCCTTTAAGGTAATTGCAATTATTTTCTTCATTGCAGTTACTGCTTTGGATTTATCTTCAAGCTCTGAGAGCAAGTCAAGATTCTCCATCCTTAAAGACTTAAATTCCAACTCAACATCACCAATTGTAAAAGTCTTGGACTTCCCAATCAAGTTGCTTAGTTTACTCATTTTTTCCTCCGAAGGTTTTAATTTTTGAATGTTTGTTTAATCCAGCAAGTAGCTGTTCGTATTGCTCTTTAATTTTCATTAGCTGAATTATCCCAACAAAATAGACATTTCCATATTCTTCTTTGCACAACTTCTTAAATTTTCTTAGGTCTCTGACTGGTATTTTCGTTACTTTGAAGTTTGTATTTCTTTGATCAGTTATATCTTCAATAAACTTTTCCATTCAATTTTACCTGAATTTAGTTGTAGTTGTATATGAACTTGCTGAGGTTAAAGCGTTTGTTGTATCACAGCTTCTTTGATGAAATTAATTGATCCACCAGTATCCTCAAAAGGTGCTTTGAATACTAAAGTAGCAGTCAAATGTTCACCAGCATCCATATTCTTCTCTAAACTAACAAGATTACAATCCGCATACATTTCTCTATAAGCTTCACTCGCAGTAGTAATTGCTTGAGTTGCCATTGTTACGCCTGTTTGATCAGTCCATAACATACTAACTCTATAATCAACTACCGAAGAAGAAGTTATACTTGTTGCAGTGTTTGTAGTAAGCCCGTGAAATATCCAATCAAAATCTTGGTGACTTATTGGAATTGAATCAAAAGTGATTTCTAAATCTTCTCTTGTTCCAACTTTCTTAATCTTCCCACTAAAAGTTTGTAAACTTTCAATGTCAAAATTTCCACCAGACACACCAAGACTTGTGGTCTTGGCTGTTAATTGTTTATCGGCTCCAGCTATTGCTGTTACACTTATGTACGCTTCATCATACCATGCTTCGTTTGTTGTTAATGCCATAGTTTTTCTCCATATTTACATTACCGTTTCGTCCCAAATTTTTGTATTGAGTGTGTGATGGCCATCTTCATTCTATTGCCAAATTCTTGTTGTAAAAACATTGCAGTCTTTTTCATAAAACCTAATGTTCCAGGAACTCTTGGATTTGGATATGATCCAACATCAAATAAAACATGTGTTGGGATTATATCTCCAACTGGTTGACTTGAAATAATTAAACCTTGAGTGTCTCCCATTTCAAATCTCATTGCTCTTTTCAAAGCTCCTGTATATTCTGGAGCTAAGTTTACTGCATAATTAAAACCAAGTGGAGTAATTTCCTGAACTTTATTTATTGCATCATCTTTTATGTCTTGAGCTAAAATGTTTAATTTTCTTTGGATTCTTTGTATATCTTTTTGTGCTCTTGCAGCACTAACTTTTATTTTCATATTCTCACCTTCATGTTTAATGTAATGTCCCTAAATAAAACTTTCCTTCCATTTTGGTCCAGTGTCCAGTTAATAGGAGAATTGTCTAACTCCTTTGCTTTGAACTCAGTAAGATAAGTCTCATCTCTAAAGAGTTCTCCTATTTGGTCAGAGATCTCTTCTATTTCTGTGGGTTGATCTGAATAAACTGAAATCTTTGCTATGAAAGTTTTTTGAGTTTTTAGGCTAAAAGATTTTTCATCTTCCCTCAAGTTAACTGTAAGAATTATAAAAGGATTTCCTGCAAAACCTTTTGAATTTACATGAGGCATACTCGCATGGATCCAATTTGATTTATATCTACCTCTTGGATCTGTTAGATTATCTTTTAAGAAGGATTCTACTAAATCGTATGATTCACTAAATAAGTTTGAGTTTTTTAAATTAGATGTAACCACTATTTCTGGAAACCCGGAAAGATATTCTGAAAATGTTTCTACATCTAAATCCCCTGCATCACTTTTTGTTTTAAGGTAATCACTTATTGTTTCAAAATCTGCTGTTAAATATTCTGTTTCTGCATCTGCATCAGCATCCACAATATTATGAAATGTTAAAACCAACAATCCATTTTGAGCTATGGTATTATCTATCCACCCTTTTATGGTGTCTGTATCATTAGTGTTCAAAATTCCAGAACCTTTCACAAGCAAATCTGAGTCATCAGTATTTAATTTAACCTGTGGTTGATATTCTCTTGATCTATTTGAACGTGCAAGGAGATGATTTTCTCTTAATTTAGTAACTACTGCTGTATTGTATGCCCCGAAAGGATATGCAAAGAAGGATGGAGAAAAAGAACTTAACCATTCACCAGCATCATCTATTTCTTCTTCCATTGCTGATTGAGAAGAACTTGTTAAATTTGCATGGGTTTCAGTATGATTTGAAATGTCCCAACCTAAGTCATATAAATCAGTTAAATTAACTGTACTCATTTTGCCTGACTCTCCAATATCTTGAGTTATAGTGAAAGCTACACCTGCTTGACCATTCCCAGTCATTATTGATTCTGCATTTGATTTAACCGTTGCCCAAGTATCATCAAAAGTAATTATTACCTTTGCCCTTGCAGTATAATCCTTTCTTAAATCATCAAAAGAAACACTAACATCTTCCCCTGATTTTGGAGTAATTTCTACCCTTAACCTAATAATGCTTGACCAATCTTCAGTTCCAGTATCAGTAAAAGCATCTTTAGCAAAAACTAATCTATTCCATCCGTTTTTAAAATGTCCTTCATCAATATACCTTGAAAATTGTTTAGAGAAATCTGTAGTAGATGAAAATCTAAGATTACAATTATCTATTTTTGTCCTATCACTCACATAAAGATAAATTATAATATTAGTCATAGAAGATAAATCCAAACTAACTGTTTTAGTGGAACGAGCCCAATTACCTCCAGTTCCGTTTATTTGTAAAGAATAAGTTCCTTCTTTTTTCGTAACAGAAGCCTCTTGCGTTGCCCCTGTTCCTGCAACAGTCCAATCTCCAATAGTTTCAAATCCTTCTACAAGTGTTCCTTCAGAAGTTACTTCGTTATGTGTTGTTTGTCTTGTCATGGCTTCGCCTAAGGTCGTTCAATGTTTATTTTTTTAAGTTGTCTTGTCAATTCTTTAATCCTTGCCTCGATCTCTTGGAGTCGAACTGGAGAAAAAGCATCTCTCCCTTTAAAGATTGATTGATAAATTGTAGAATTAATCATTTGCCTTGTGGCTAATAAGTTTGCTAATTCTTCTGCAAGAGGTATTGAGTCTGAGCCATGAGTATAAGTTACTTTAACTCTATCTACTCCTATGTCTGGAAAATTGTCTATCCATCTGAAACTTCCACTTTTTAAGTCTTGAGTGTTTGTAATAAAATCATTTCCTAAACCTTGAGTCAATGCTTTCCAGGAAGGAGTGTCTGTAACTGAACTTGCAGTATTTATTGAAAGAGAACTAATTGTGGTGACTGGCCAATTGTTTAAGAAATATTCGTCTTGAGTTGAGTTTTCAACATCTATGTATTCTGTGGTGCTTGCTGTATCGAAAGTTCTTCCAGTTGATTCAGTCAACTCTGCATCTGCTCTTTCTAAAATCTTTTGAACATGTGAATCAGGAATATCAGAATAAGAATAATCTGCTGTTACTACATCATCTGTTCCAGCAGTTAGAGTAGTAATTTCACCATCATCTAAATCAATAGTGTAAGAAGTATCTTCTGTTCCTCCAGTATAAAGAGTGTCTGATCCAGAAACAACATCATCATGATCTAAAGACCATTCAGAGGTAGTTGCATTCCCTGTTCCAACTATTTCTGCCCTCACCTTAGTAAAGGCATCTTTTCCTAAACTTCTCCATAGTTCGAGTGGTGTTATAAACATTTGACTTCGTCCTCCTTGCCTTCGGCTTTGAAAATAAAATAAAAAAAATAAAAAAAATAAAAATTTAATCTATGATCGCACGAATCATACAATAAGCATCTGGATATTTGATTGCAAAAGCAAGTCTTGTGGTTGTCTGATACTGATATTTATCAGTCGCTATAGCGTAATCAGTCTTCCATATAAACCCTCTTCTTTGACCTACAATAGCATATTGTTTACTTCTTGCGACGATTGCATCTGAACAACTTCCTGATTGTGCGGCAGCAGTTCCATAGGTTAAAGTTGTATCCAACTGTGTAGTTGTTTTTGCTTTTGTTCCATATAGAGTTGCAGTAATTCCTTCTCTTAACAATGGACTTCCGTAAGTCTCCATATTAAGAATTGGTCTTGTTGCACTATCTGTTAATTGCTGAATTTGGCCCAAAACTTTTGGGTTCCAATAAGATACATCTGGTTGGTCGTGATTATCCTTCAAGATTTCTCCCACAGCAGCTTGAACAGCTTTTATGGTGATTTGCTCTCCAGTCAATGCACTTGCAGTTCCGTCGGCACCTGTCTCATTCAATGTTCCTAACGCATCAACAGCATTAGTAAATGAAGCAGTGTTTCTCAGTCCAGTAAATGTATCTCCAGTTCCGTCAATCATCTGATCATCAATTGCTAAAGCAATATCTGTTCCCATTTGTTCTACTAAATGGTTTGCAACGTTTACATTGTTGTCTTCTAAAACTTCACTTGAAGCTTCAGTCATAGCAGCAACTTTCTTTGCAGTCAGAGTGATTTGACCGTATGCAGGTTGACTTGTGGTAATTGTAGCGACTTCAGCAGGCCAATACGCAGTAGTTCCAGAAGTTACCTTCGGAATATACTTAGTAAGTCCAGCCATTTGTCTAATATCACAATCATTCATAATCACAGCTTTCCCTTGAACTAAAGCAAGTAATCTGTTACTAAATTCATCTGGGACTAAATGCCCACCAGTTGAACCAGTAGCTTCTACTAATGCTTTCATTATGTTTGGCATTATTGTGCACCTACCGGATTACCAACAGTTTCTGTAAACAATCCATTCATCATTGCTAATTCTCCGAGACTTTTCTTTTTCAAAGATTCTTGCATCATTTCAACTTTTTGTTCGTTAGATACAAGGCCCCTATTATCAGCTCCAGCCTCTTTAATAGCTTGAACTATTGCTTTTGTCAGAATACCTGTCATCTTGTCAGCAGAATTAACTATAGGTTCTTCAGGTTTTGCCTCAGCTTTTTCTTCAGGTTTCTCTTCAGCTTCCGCTTTAGGTTCTTCTGGAGTTTCAGCTTCTGGCTTTTCCTCGTCAGTTTTTTCTTCTGTCATTTGGTTTTCCTTTTTATTTAATTCATCACTTTGCTCTGGAGACGCAGTCTCAGTCAGAGCTTTAATAAGCGAATATGATTTGTGTGCTTTTGGATACATAGGAATCCCACAACAAGATGTTTCCCATAATTTAATTTTTCCCCACTCTTTTATTTTTCTCATTTTCCTACCATTTTTCCACCACATTTAGGACAAACCTCACAAGGTTTTCCTTTTGTGTGTTTTGATTTATAATTACATTTAGAACATATACAATAATCTGCTCCGCCATCTCCTTGCTTTTCACCATCAACTCCTTGGCCTTCTCCTCTTGCCTTTTGTAAAGGAACTTCATCAATAGATTCTTCAATAATTTCAGGTGCACCTTCTGGTGTTCCACCAATAGAAAAACCAATTGGCATTCCTTCTTGAAGAAATTTCCAAAACATTTCTGCATCTGGATGTGCATTATTTAATCTTACGACTGCTTTCAAATGATTTCCTTCCTGGGAGGCATCCGCCCAAACACCCATCATTCCTTTCCAGGAATAAACTCCATTTTGTCCTGTTTGTTCATCTCTTCCATGATTTGCAAAAAACGGGATAGAACCAGATTTAAATTGCTTGATCATATCATCAATTGCTTCTTGAGACATTCTTTCGTTTTGACGATCATTATCTAAACCAGAAACAATAACCTCAACAAACCTGTGTGAACCCTTTTCAATTGTTTTTCCAGATTTCTGAATATCTGTTTGAATGTCTTCTTCCCACATCTTTGTGATGGGTGTCATAAATGAGAATGTGTTTTCCATAGTTATCCTATATACCGAACAACTCAATAAACCTTTTAAACATTGCTAAAATTTTATGTAAAAAATTAAATAGAAATTTTGATGAAATTATACATTCTTTCAGTTCTAAACTCTTCATCCTTCAAAACTTTGGTCTTATATTTCCAAGTTCCATCTGAAAAGAATAAGACAAATTCTTTGTCTGTTTCAATATAGATTACATTTCCTTTAGTAAAATTACCTAAGCCAACCTTTTCTTCAACTATTGTAATAAAACTCCCCAGATCAACGCTTACAGCCTCTGAAAATGATTTGGTCAAACCTTTAAGTTTATTATCTGTTTTGCCTTTTGGTTCCTGGTCAATACCTTGCTCTCTTTTTTTGTCTTGAGCCATGTCAATATTTTTATCTGAACCAGTTGGTTTTCCCATTGTTCCTTTAGGGATTCTTGGATCCATTCCAATTCTCTCTCTTGCTTCTTCAAGGGTGATTGCACCAACCTCAACAAGTATTCTAATAATCTCTGCTTCTCTCATTTCATCAATTTTGTAGCTTCTTTTGAACTGCATGCCTACATTAAAAATACTCCATAAGTCTTTATTTAAGGTGTTTTCAATTCCTTTCTGGATGAAAGAAATCTTTTTATGATAACCAGTTTCAGCTTTGCCTACTGTTTGTGCAGCAGGATCTTTTGCTGATGATGAAATATAATGAACTCTACTTGGAGGGACACCCAATCCCATAAACACTTTCATTGTAAAATGTTCAATTAACTTAGAAAATTCCATGTCTTTATTGAACTTGTTTACTTGGTCTACTTCTACATTTCCTGTTAAAACCATTGAACGATATTTCTCATTCTTCTTTTTTAGTTCTCTTAATTCTTTCTTTAAAAGTTTGTAATTTCTTCCATCAGGGTTTTCCTCTGGCATTTTAAATAAAAAGTAAGGGACTCCGTCATTTTCAAAATATTTCCCTGCAAACTCTTTAGCAAAGATTAATGTTGCAATATCAGAAAGAAGTGGTTCAAGTGGAGAGATCCCATAAGGATGACCAATTGTTCTTAAATGAATTATATCTTCTGGTTTGTAAACTCTCTTTTCACCTTTGACTTCTTGTTGATATGAACTAATCTCTCCAGTTTTATCAAAGTTAATTTTAACAGAAGCTGATTCCAGGACCTGAAGATCTTTAGGGATTTCTGTTTCTTGATTAATTATTTTAACAATTTCTCCTTTCTTCACATCAACATTAAATTGTTTTTTTAAGGTAACAGTCATATCATCTAAAATACTTTTAATCGAATCAGCGTCTACACTTAGTTTTAAGATGTAACCATTTCCTGTTCCAAAATAATCCCAAAGTGCATCAGTCAAATGCTTATAGAAATTAACTTTAGAAGAAAACTTTTGAGCATTAGATTTTTGACCTTTCCCTTTTTTATCATTTTCACTATAAGGATTAAATCTCCACTCATCTGCCATGATGTCTTCTACCTGTGCAAATATACAAGCAGAAACTTCAGGAGAAGCTTTCATTACTTTGGTGAGTGTTTCAATACTTGTATTTGATTCAGAACTAAAAATCTCTTTAGCTATCCCAGAAAAATCTGCATGTGGAACATAATCAACCTCTAAACCTCTTACTGAGGCCTTCACCATTTTTGGAGTTCCTGTGCTACTTTTTACCATATATAGCTATAAATAGCAATATTTATATAGTTTCCTATTCTTTTATGTAAATGGTACAAATCGGACGCTACAACTATCCTGATGATGTGATGGAAACTTTCAAGGTAAATAAGGATCTTAGAGATGAAATCAACAAAATTTGTAAAGAAAAAAAGTTAAGTAAAGGGAAATTAGTTGAAGAGTTCTATAAGACAATTCTTTTAAGATTTAAGGAAGGAAGCTTAGCAGCGTCAAATGGTTTCTTAACTTTGAACATTTTTAGATCACCTATCTGTAAATCAAATTCCTCTAATTGAAACTGCTCCATAAACATTTTGGCTGGCCCTGTTCGCCATCGCCAGAGCATCTGCACAATCATCATGCTTTCCTGAATGGAATTTAGGTCTTACTGTTTGTCCAGGACGAAGATCAACCTTCAAAGCAATATCATTTAATTCTTTGATTAATTGTTGAGTAAAAGCATAAGCCATATCATCTTTTTTATTTGGTAAAACAAGATTAAAATTCTCAAACTCTCTTCTAAGATCAGTATACATATTTATTTTATTATCATAAGTTACTTTTAACATTTCAACATTTGGAAAGATGCCTTGAATATCACGAGCTTGTTTATCTCCTAAACCAGTTGCATCAATAATACACTTTGTTGGTTTGAAGTCTTCATATAATTGTTTTAGTTTTTTAGTTTGTTCTTCGAACGTTCCACGAAACCTTAATCCTTTGACTAATCTTTTTCTATCTGCGTTAACTCCAATAACAACCATCACAACATAATCTCCCTTTGGTGTTCTTGCAACATCATAGCCAATATAGTACCTTTCATCTTTTCTTCCGAATGGAAGAAAACCTTCTTTTTCTGCAATATTTGGAGTAATGATTTCAATGGGAAAAAGTGAGTTAGCAGAACTAATAGGGATTAACATGTACTCCTGGGCATAAGGAAGTTCTCCCATCTCTTTTCTAATTTTAATCAGACTTTTTTGTGTTGCTGTATCATGAGGTAAATGTGTATAAACTTGTGGCCAGAGTGGTTGTCCATTTTTTTCTGCTGGATAAGAATCTCCATAATATTCTTCATTCTCTTTTAACTCAGCTAACAAATCTGAAGAAGATTTAGGTGTTCCAATAACAGTAACCTTTCCTCTTTTAATTTGAATTGTTCCAAGTACAGCAGTCCAGAAAATTGATTTATCTTCATACTCTCCAACCTCGTCACAAAGAACATCATCTGGATGCCACATACGAACTGATTCATTATAAGGTTTACAATAAAAAACTGAACCATTAACTAATTCTAATTCTGTTGCACGCCAAGTAGCATCTCTGTTATCTGGAATAAATTGTTTCAAAACTTCATTCATTGTTAACATGTTCTTAACAATCTTTAAAACTTGTTTGGCTTGGCTTTCCCTAAATGAAATAATTAATGTTTCTCTTGGAGATTGAAAAATAGATTTCCATAAATAATATCCTGCAAAGAAGAAAGTTTTACCTGAACCTCTAAATGCTTCAATCCAAAGTCTGTTATATTTCTCAGCCATCTCATACCATTCTCTATGATAGTCTGAAATCTGAAATCCTAAAACATGTTCAGCAAAAAATAAGAAATCAAAATAACATCTCGACCAAAACTCTTCCATCTTTAATTCAGAATAACCTTTTGCATGCTTCATTATTTGGGAAATTGTTCGCATATCATAATTCCTTCTCAAAAACATCCAACCATTGTTTTGCTATTATTTTCCAATCAAGCGTTAAAGCAAATTCTCTTCCTTTTTTTGACATTGCTTTAAGTAACTTCTTTTCACCCTTCCAATCAGCATAATATTTTTCCAGGAGTTCAGCTATGTGTATGTCATCTGGGATAGCATTTGTAACACCGTTAGTTCCAATTATAGAAGAAACTCTCCCATGATTGTCTTTGAGCATATTGATTAACTCTCCAGATTTAGCTAACTCTGGGCCTGTTGTATTATCACTCATTAAAATTGGAACTCCTGCCGACTGGCATTCAAGTGCTGGCATTCCAAATCCTTCTCCACCAGATGGATAAAGAAACATATCCATAAAATTATAAATTTCATTAACTCCTTCTTTTCCAATCTTTTGTCTTTCTTTCAAATCCATATTAGCTCTTGTTAAAACTATTCTTTTTGAATTTGTGAAGTCTTCTCCCATGGTTCTTTCCAATTGCCAAATTATTGCATTCATTGCCCAACCTCTTCCATCTCCTGCTGGAGGAATAATATCTGTATGAAGTAACAAACAAACATCTGGTTTGCCTTTAGCAAATTTTGCAAATCCTTTCATCCAGTAAGGTTGCATTTTTCTTATCTGATTTCTTCCAATAAATCCTACTACAAATCTATTATCAAATCCAACTTTCTTTCTTAATTCATCTCTATCTTTTAAAGGATAATATGTTTTTGGATCAACTCCAACAAGAATAGTAGTTATATCATTCTTAACTCTATTTTTTATCATCTGCATTTCACCAAATTTACTCATAGAAATTATTACATCTGGTGCATCAAACATCTCATCCCAATAAACTGACCAGTCAGGAGTGTCAATTGGAACATAAGCTACCCATTTTCCTTTCCAACCTTTCTTTTTTGCATTTTGTATTTTTTGAGTAAAGGCTAATTGTTTTCCAACATCTGCTAAAGTCACCACAAAGTCTGGGTTGTATTTATCTATGTTTGATTGCATTGTGTCAACTCCCATATCTTCTCTTCCTGTTGGTAAACGATGATAACCTTCTTTTGTTTCATGTTCTCTATCAAGTGTTTGCCAACCAACATGATAAAATTTCCAGTCAGGTTTCATCTTGGCCCAATTACATAAAAGATTTTCCCAGATGTTTCCATACCCAGTAGATGCAAGAGGGTTGTCACCCATATGATAAAACTATCATAAATCACCCCCCCTAATAAAAGATTTGAAAAAGTTTGTCCATTCTCTTCTGTTAGTATTTGTTTGAATATGACATT